AGTTGCTGCTACTGGTGGTAATGCTAACAATACAGGTTCCTTCTCATTTCCAGGGAATGTTCCTTTTGTTGTTCCTGCTAAAGCTATGGTAAGACTAGCTGGTAAAGCTATGTCTACTGCTGTAGCTGCTACTTGTGGGTTCAGTATGTCGGTACAGGGCTCAGGTTCTGGTACGACTGTAACAGAAAGTTGATTAGAGGTGGGAGCTTAGGGTAACTTAGGCTCCCACTTTAATTCTTATAATAATGGAGAAAACAAGTGGTTGATACAAGCAGAACTGTCAGTGATTTAGTCACTAACTTATTTCAAGACAGTCAAGCTGCAGGAAGTATAACCCCACAGGACTTAAGGGATTTCATAGAAACCTGTCAGGTTAAACAAGGTAGCATTTATCTAAGTACTGCGTCTAGTACTACGATTAGTGGACAAGCTAATGTTACACCCAGCAGTTTAACTAACATGGTAGCGGTAGAAACTGCAGGTACTTTTACACTGTCTACAGCTCCTACAGCTAACGAATTTGATATGAATACTGATGGTCAGCTAAGATATACAGGTACTCCAACTGCCAATGTTTTCTTTACTGCATCAGCTATGATTGAAATTGATACTGCCATTGTGGATAAAGAAGTAGTTATGGCAGTAACTAAAGGTGGAACTATAGTAACTGGTGCTAAGATAGGTGGATTCTCTCCAGCTACTACAGTTAATTCTGTTCCTATGTCAGTCTCAGGGTTTGCTAGTATGGCTACCAATGATTATCTTAATATCTTTATTGGTAATGTAGATTCTACTGATAACCTTACTTGTCGTATGGCTCAACTAACAGCCCACTCTCTGGTAACTTAAATGTCACACTTTAGTTTAGTACTCTCCTCAGAGCTTGAAGCAGTCAATGCAATGCTTAGAGCGATTGGTGAATCTGCAGTATCTACACTTGAAAATGTAACTACAGTAGATGTTACAACAGCCAAGAATATCCTCTCAGATGTTAATAGAGAGGTACAGCAAAAGGGTTGGCATTTTAATACTGAGTGGGATGTGACTTTAACTTTAGATAGTGATAATAGACTGCCAGTAGGTAATAATGTTATGTCAGTATATTCACCTACAAAGCTACTCACAATGAGGGGTAGATCAGGGAGTATGTTTGTTTATGACTTGGATAACAACACGTTTACTTGGTCTAGCTCTATTACGGATGCGGTGGTCATCAAGCTTCTTGATTTTGAAGATTTGCCTCAAACTGCAAGGCAGTATATTACGGCTAAGGCTTCGAGAATTTTTCAATCAGAAGTGGTGGGACAGGTTGCTGCAGAGACTGTTAATAGACAAGAAGAAGTAGAAGCTTATGCTGACCTGATGGATGATGAGGGTGAACGATCAGGATATAATATAGGGTGGGGTACTTTGGATATGCAGAACACTACTAAAGTATATAGGAAATTATGGTAATCAATGGCATTAATATCAGAACAAATATCTAACCTAATTAATGGTGTATCACAGCAACCTCCTAGTATACGTTTAGCATCTCAATGTGAAGAACAGATTAATGGACTAGCTACAGTAGCTGAAGGATTAAAGAAAAGACCTCCATTAGAACATATAGCAAAGATAACCAATAAAACTGATACAGATGCCAATGTTCATTGGATCAATAGAAGTAGTACAGAAAGATATGCTGTTGTAACCTCCTCAAATCAATTCTCTTCGGACTTTTCTTCTGACTATACTGGTACACAGATTGAGGTTACAGACCTCACAGGAGCCTCTCAGAGCGTCTCAGGGGGTACTGGAAGTCCTCTATCTTATATAACTACCAGTGATGCTAGAGATAGCTTAAAAACATTTACAGTAGCTGACTATACCTTTATATTAAATAAAGGGACTACAGTAACTAAGAGTGGATCTACAACAACTGCTGGAGTTAAAGAAGGAATCATATTTCTCAAGCAAGCTTCTAATGCTGTTAGCCCTATAGTTACTATAGATGGTGTTAATACAGCTACGGGTACTAGTTCAAATGATGCAAATACACAACTAGATTCCATATATACTATTATAGATAATCTAGTAGGATCTGCAGGTACTGGAGCTTTTACTGTTACTAAGTTTGAGCAGAGTAACGTACACCTGACTAGAGTAGACGGAGCTGATTTTACACTACACGTTCAGGCTCCTGAAGCTAATCTCATGGCTATTAAAGATAGTGTATCAGACTTTACTGATCTTCCTAAGCGTACTAAAGACGGCTTTATAATTAAAGTTACTGGAGATCCTGGTGACTCTTCAGATGACTATTGGTTAAAACATACTAACCAGTCAGATGAAGATATAGGTGAATGGACAGAGACTGTAGAACCAGGCTTAGATAACTCCCTAAATAGTTCTACACTTCCTTTACAGCTTATAAAGACTTCTGAAGATCCTTGGGAAGCTTCTTTCTCTTCTGATTTCGGAGAATCTGTATTTAGTCTAAGTGAAATAACGTGGACTGACAGAGTAGCTGGAGATGAAGAAACTGCTCCTGACCCTAGTTTTATAGGCCAGACTCTTAATGATATGTTCTTTCATAAGAATAGGTTTGGTTTCCTGTCTGGTGAAAATATTATACTATCTGAACTAGGAGAGTTCTTCAATTTTTATACTACTACAGCTACAGACCTACTAGATACTGACCTTATTGATCTGGCTTCTCCTAGTAACCAAGTAAGTATCCTAAAGAATGCTATAGCTTTTGATGAGAACTTATTCCTATTCTCTGACTTTGGACAGTTTAAGTTGACTGAGTTTGCTGCTGGTGGACTCACACCATCTAATGCTAAACTGTCTCTACTCACAGAATATGAAAGTGATCCTCTTATTAGACCTGTAGTAAACGGTAGGAAGATATACTTTGCTAATGAGAATGACGGCTTTACTATATTAAGAGAGTTTGGTATAGTAGAAGATTTACAGGAAGAGACAGCAGAAGAGATTACTAGCCATATACCAAGTTATATCAAAGGTAAGGGTTATGATATTGTTAAACATTCTGACTTTCTATTTATACTGTCAGATGAAAACCTAAATGAAATATATCCATATAAATTCTTATTCCAAAGAGGCGAAAAGAAGTTAAGCTCATGGTCTAAGTGGCGGTTTAAAGCTGAAGAAAAAGTCATAGGTATGCACGTCTTTGATTCTATAGCATACTTTGTTATTGTAAGACCTGATGGAACTTACTTAGATAAGATGTCCTTACAGGATGCTAATCTTGTAGGACTAACTGAGAGTACTTCTCAGCTTCCTTTTAAGGTACACCTAGATAGATTAACAGAACTTACAGGAGTATATAATAGTGGTGCGGATACAACTAGTTGGACTTTGCCATATCCTGATGATTTTGGTTCTACTTTTAGAGTAGTCTTTGGTCCTAGTTTTAGCGGTAAAGAAGGTGGACAAGTACAAGGAGTATCTCAAACCACTCCTACAACTCTTACTGCCACTGGAAACCACTCATCAGGAACCTGTTTTATAGGAAAAGAATATCAGTTTAAATATGAGTTTACTGAGCCTACTATTAAGACTACAGTAGCTGGCAGAACTTCCAGTTTAGCTGGTGGTATTATAAAGATTCGTAAGTTTAATGTAGATTACTTTAATAGTGGTTACTTTGTTATGAGGGTAACAGCTCCAGGGAGATCAGCATTTAGCTATACGTTTACTGGTAGAATACTGGGATCACCTCTAAATAAGATAGGTACAATACCTTTTGAGACAGGTGAGTTCAAGAAGATGATTATGGCTGATGCTAAAGATTTAAAGGTAGAACTTATATCTGACTCGTATCTTCCCTGTGCATTTACTGGAGCTGATTGGGAAGGAAACCATGTAGTAAGGACATCAAGAAGACCAGGAGTTTAAAAAGTGAAACCGTATCACCGCAAGAGCATACTCCACGATATTTGTGAGCTTGCTCCTGTAATGAGGTATGAAGATGTAAGAGAAGTAAGAGATGTCTCTGGTCATACTCCTGAACAAGCTCTGCTAATAGGTTATTTAACTGGCAGTCATTGTAGATCAATCATAGATCGTTATGGTGGAGTTGTAGGTATGTATGGGACTGTGCCAGTGAATAAGACCAGTGCTTCAGTTTGGATGTTAGGGAGTAAAGGCCTACTAAAAATTGCTAGACCATTCTTAAAAAAAAGCAGGAGTGAAGTAGAAGAAATGAATAGAGTCTACCCACACTTATTTAATGTAATTGATAGTCGAAATGAAGTACATCTTAGATGGATCAGGTGGTGTGGCTTTAAGATACTAGGAGAAAGAATGATTAATAATGTGAAATTCTATGAGTTTGCAAGGATAGCTAGTGTCAATTCCTGAAGGTTATTTATTGTTGCAAGGTCTTAGTACTGCAGGTAAACTGTTTGATAGAGCAGCTACTTACTCTGACCAAACTTCACAAGTTTATGCACAGTATGATGCTGCTAACAGACAGGCGGCTATTAATAACCAGACATCTTATAATAGTTTTCTTCATCTAGGAGCTGTTCAGCAGTTAGAGGCTAAGAAATATGCTATTAGTCTTAATGAGTTATACAGAGTAGCCAGACGTACTAGAGCTTCTGAGAAGGTACTAGCAGAACAACAAGGAGGCAGCGCATCTAATACAGGTATAAAAAGACTACAAGTATTAGACTTTGAGGCATCACAAGCAGCCCATAGGAAGAATGAGAACTTTGAAACAGTTAAGAATGATTTTATTAGAAAACGAGATAATATAACTATGGAAACTCTAAGTGCTAATAATAAAGCGTTTAGTGGATTAAGTGCACTTCCAAGTAAAACTGGTTTAGTTACTGGTATAGCAGGAGATCTTATAGATGCTAAACTCTCTATAGGTTATGGAATTGGAAGAGATGGTAAAATATTTGATAGGTTTACAGAATAATGGTACAGCCAGTAAATAGGTTTGGTATAGATGAAGTTAATACACAGCTAACAGCTCCTACCAGTAATATACAGGTACAAGGAGCTATGGATACCAGTCTGACTACACGCACTAGGTCAGAAGGGATCAATTCTTTAGCCAACTCTTTAGAAAATCTTGCTAAAAAGAAATTAGCTAATAAGATACATAATGATACCATAGACGCACAGTTAGCTTCAGCTTATGATAGAGAACAGCCTGAAGGTTTAGAACCTGAAGCAATTTTTGCCTTTAATAAGTCTGAAGATTTGAAACTATCTGCTCAGATACAGCAGAACCTTCAGAACTATGCTATTGTAGAAGGTGCTGAGATCCTTAACGATCAGAGACTGTCTAGGAAGCAGAAGTTGTCTCAGTTTCAGCTAGGTATGCAAGCTATCATCAACATAGGGAAACAAGGTATTACTCCTGTTAATGGTAATGAAATATTTCCTATCTTAGAATCAGAGTATAATAAGTTTGATAACCTAGCAGCAACAGAGTTAGCTAAACAAAAGATAGAGGAAGAGTCTTCTATCAATGGTGCGGCTATAGATACTATGTGGGGAAACATTATTAATGATATAGCTGATCCCCTGCTAAGGGCGGCTTCAGGACAAAACACTATTGTTG